CAACAACCTCGAGGAGGCGTACCAGGCGTCGTTATGAGAGGCCGACCGGTTGCCAAATGGCTCAAGCGCAAGTGCAAGTCCTGCGGGATCGACAAACCGCGGGCCGACTTCCTGATCACCAGGAGCACCGCCAAAACCGGAGTCGCGACGCTGAGCCGGTGCATCGATTGCCGGCGGCGCATCGATCGAGCACGCAAGCTCGAGCAATACAGGACCGATCCCGAGTACCGGGAACAGCGCCTCGAATCCAACCGGCGGCGCAAGTACCGGCACCTGGACGACAAGCAACGCACCAAGGCCTGCTGGTACCAAGGACGGTATCAGTGGGTCGAACGGCGCATGGCCCGCATCGTCTGGTGGCAGGATCAACCTATAATCGTTTGCATCAAACCGAGTGGACGAAGGATCCAGTCCAACGAACGACAGACCGAGCGGACAGGATATGAGCTGGCGATAATCCGCGACCAGCCGCCCATCAATCTGCCGATCGGATGGCGACCAGCGCTGCGGATCAGAGGACCGATAATAACCAGACACCCATCCTGCCCGGCGGAATGGGAGTGGCTCGAACCATTGGTCGAGCGGAGGTACATGACATGGAGACAAAGGGCAAGCGGGGACGCTGGACAAAGCGAACCCCAGAAATGGTAGAGGGCATACTTCAAGCCCTGCGCGATGGTTGCACGCAAAGGGATGCCTGCGAATCCAACGGGATCACGTGGGATACGTTCAACCGTTGGCGCATGGAAGATGAGGAATTCCGCAGGGACGTATCGCGCGCGGAGTCCGAAATCGCCCGGTTCATGGCCGCGAGGCTTCGCGCTGAGGCCACCAAGGCCGACGGCGACTGGCGGGCCGCGGAGTCCTGGCTGAAGCGACGACGCCGGGAAGACTGGTCGGAGCGGCAAGAGATCACCGGAGCCGCGGGCGGAGGCCTCGAGATCGTCGTCCGATTCGCCGACGAGGAGCCCAAATGATGACCGTCATGTACTGGATTTGCGGGATACTCGTCGGGATCATCCTGTTCATGATCCTGTCGATCGCTGTTTTCCTCTCGATCGACGAAGCCCAGCGGAGGATTGATGCCAGACAGGATTGAGCTTGTCCTGCCGCGTCCACACGCCGGCCAGCGGGAGATCATCGCGGGCGCCAAGCGCTACAACGTGGTTTCCTGCGGCCGGCGTTTCGGCAAGACCACCATGGGCGCGATCCTCATGGCCGAGAACCTCCTGCGGCATCGCAGGTCCTGCGGATGGTTCGCACCCACCTACAGGCTCCTCGAGGAGGCGTACAACGACCAGCGCCGACTGCTCGCGCCTATCATCTCGCGGGCGGTGGTGAGCCCGTTCCCGCGCATCGAGCTGCTCACGGGCGCGGCGATCGACTACTGGACCCTCGGGGAACCAGCCACCGTCGCCCGCGGCCGCAAGTACGCATGGGTGGGCATCGACGAGGCCGCCATGGCGGTCTACCTCGAGGAGGCGTGGACGCAGGCCATCCGGCCGACGCTCACCGACTACGCTGGATCCGCCTGGTTCTTCAGCACGCCCAAGGGACACAACTACTTCAAGACGCTCTTCGACACGGCCCAGAGCGACGAGGAGTGGACGAACTGGACCATGCCGACCCTTGCCAATCCCTACATTCCGCCCGCGGAGATCGACGCGGCCAAGCGGATGCTGCCGAGCATCGCGTTCAGGCAGGAGTACCTCGCGGAGTTCGTCGACGCGGAAGGCGCGAGGCTTCGCCGGGAATGGATCAGGACCGGAACCCCGCCGGCCGAGCTCGAGGTGTACCTGGGCGTCGACCTCGCCATCTCGACCAAGGAAGGCGCCGACTGGACCGCCGTGGTGGCCATGGGTCGGGACGGCGCCGGAACCATCTGGGTGCTCGACGCGGCGCGGATCCGCGCACCGTTCGATGGGGTGCTCCGCTTCGTCCAGGACATGGCCGCGAAGTGGCGCCCCAAGGTGATCGGGATCGAGCAGGTCCAGTACCAGGCGGCGGTTGTGCAGGAGCTCCTGCGGACCACGCGGCTCCCCGTGCGCGGGATCCGGCCCGACCGGGACAAGGTGACGCGGTTCCTGCCGCTCGAGGCGCGGTACGAGCAAGGGCTGGTGGTCCACGCGACGAGCCTGCCGGCGTGGTTCGCGGACGAGCTGCTGTCCTTCCCGATCGGGAGTCACGACGACGCGGTGGACGCCGCGTCCTACGCCTGGGCCGCCATGGGCGCGGCAAGGAGCTTCGCGGCCGTATGAGCATCTGCAAGCGTTGCGGGCAGCAATTGGGCGATTCTCGGTCCTACTGGTGTATGCCGTGCTACCGGGCGCACAAGGCCGCCCAGCAGGCGGAGATAGCGCAGGACGACGAGGTGCGCCTGGCGGCGGTGACCGACACGCACCAGCGGTGCCGTGGGTGCGGCCTCGACCTCTACCCGGTGACCGATTGGGTGGCCGAAGCGCGGCGGCACAACCGCAAGTGGTTCTGCGGCGCCGAGTGCTTCAAGGCGTGGCGCTTCATGACCTTTTGAAAATACTCGGTTTATTTCGCCACAACCATTGCACTCCTTGGTACATGTGGCATAATGTCCTTGTCGGGAACACCGACGAGGAGGACGGTATGGAAAGTGTTCGCTACATCGTAGGCAAGCGGTTTGTTTCCGGAGTGCTCGAGGGGATCGAAATCCTCGACGAGACCACGGTCGAGCTGGAGGTAGGCAAAACCTACCGAGGCATCATGGGTACATCCTCGTACACGGTGACGTCCTGCGTCCGGAAGGCATAGCAGGAGCCCGGGAAACCGGGCCACCGTCCACCGGTAGGCCGGTGCTGAAGAGCCCAAAGGGCGAAACGGAAACCAAGGAGAACCGAGAGATGCAGGCAATCGCAACCCTTCCCAAGATTCAATTCTCGACCGCGTGGCAAACCATGCCGAACAGCGTTGATCGCACGGTGGTAACCATCGACTGGCGCAACCGGGCGATCCTCGTCCACAAGATGCATCGCGACGTGCTCAATTCGGTTGCGACCGACGTGTACAACGGCCACGCGACCCGGTTCATCGTCGCGCCTGGAACCGCCAAGGCCGACATCGTCGAGATGGTCCAGTACTACTCGCCCGATATCGTCGACGTCATGAATGGTTACCGGTCCGACACCGTGCAGGAGTTCGCCGACTTCGGCGACGAATCGGTAACAAAGCGATGGGTTTGCCAAGGTCTCGAATGGGCGCTGGCCGGAGAGTAAAGCAAGGCCCGAGAAATCGAGCCTTCTTTTTTGCCACAACCCTTGCAACCCTATATATATGTGGCATAATGAGTGTGTCGGGAGCACCGACAAGGAGAAACCAAAATGCGAATCGACAACTACTGCAACATCATCGCCGCGAAGATGCGCGAAGCCGGCCTGGTCGAATTGGCCGCGACGCTCGAAGATGAGCACTTCTTTGTGAAGTCGACCGACGTCGATGCGATTATGGCCTTCGACCCCGAAACGGTCGTTCTGGTCCGATGCATCAACGGGCGGTTCACGACCCCGATCAAGGGCCTCGCCGCGTGGCTCCAGCTGATCCGCATGGAGTGCACCGAGTACGGCTACCTGCGAGATGTTTGCATTCCGTACACCTACAGCACCAAGTAACCAGACAAAAGATCGGCCCGCCGGAATACCCGGCGGGCCTAGGAGGGTGGAGAGAGAATGCAACGCAATCGTACCACGAAACGGCCTGCCGAAGAGCATCCGATCGTCAAGGTGTCCCTCGTCCTGCTGGCCCTGGCGATGGGCTGGTGGGCCATCGACGGATTCGCCGAGCGGCGCGACATCGAGGCGCGACAACGGGCCGCCATCATCCGCGCCGAGGGAGGCATGAGCCAATGAAAGCAGGACGCAAGCGTGTAGGGCCGGATGGTCCGCCATGTCCCCAGTGCGGCGCCGGGACGCGGCCCCGTGGGACCGGGTTCCGCTGGTGCCCGTCCTGCGGCAAGCGGATCCGAATCCCGGTCGAGGTGGACCGGCGGAGGAAGAAGGCGTGAAGTATCTTTCCGTCTGCTCTGGGATAGAAGCGGCGAGCGTGGCATGGCACCAGCTCGGCTGGGAACCGGTCGGATTCAGCGAGATCGAAAAGTTCCCGTCGCAGGTATTGGCGACCCGGTTCCCCGGTGTGAAGAACTACGGGGACATGACGCGGTTCAAGGAGTGGGGAATTGAGCCTGGATCAATTGACGTTCTGGTCGGAGGAACACCTTGCCAGGCTTTCAGCGTTGCAGGACTCCGACGTGGTCTCGATGACCCGCGAGGGAACCTCGCCCTCGTCTTCGTTGCAATGGTTGACTGGTTTCGCCCCGAATGGGTGGTCTGGGAAAACGTCCCTGGCGTCCTGTCATCAAGCGGGGGACGGGATTTTGGCGCCTTCCTCGGGGCGCTGGGCGAACTCGGGTATGGGTGGTCCTACCGAGTCCTTGACGCTCAGTACTTCGGAGTGGCCCAGCGACGCCGTCGTGTGTTCGTTGTCGCGCACTCTTCAGGCGACGCAAGACGTGCAGCCGAAGTACTATTTGAGCCGTCGTGCCTGCGAGGGGATCCTCCGCCGCGCCGAGAAGCGGGGCAAGGCGTTGCCGGATGCATTACGCCAGGCATTGGAAACCGCCTTGACGGTGAATCCGACACCTTCCAAATAGAGACGCACGGTAGTCTTTACGAATCGCACCCCCAGGATTCGCGGATCACGGGGCCGGTGGAACAAAGTTCGACCGTGGCGGCGCGATGGGCCAAGAGCGCGACGGATACCCCGCTGGTGCAACAGGCGATTGGGTTCGACCATACCGGTAGCACTGCCAATCCTATGGACGAAATGATACCTACCATAAGAGGTGTATCCGGCGGGAATGCAGGGCACCATGTAGGCGTGGCCGTGCAACAGGCATTTCGGAAATCCCGCCGTGCCCAGTCCACCGATGACTTCGAGACATGGGTGGACGACGGCATGGCGAACACGGTGAACTGCTTCGACCAAGGCGACATCCGCACCACTCATGCCGTGGCCGTGCAACAGCCGATGGCGTTCCAATCAAGGGCATCCGCGACCAACAGCATGAATCCAGGCGTAGTGGTCCCGACTCTTGACAAGGGCAAGGCCGAGGGTGCCGCGGTTTTCTCATCTATGGCGGTTCGACGCCTCACCCCGGTCGAGTGCGAGCGGCTCCAAGGTTTCCCGGACGGGTGGACAGACATCAAGCCCGGCGGCAAGGATACGCCGGATTCCCCACGGTACAAGGCCCTGGGGAACAGCATGGCCGTGCCGGTGATGCGGTGGATCGGTGAACACATTCACCAAAGGCGGTAGAATCCAATCGCGGAACTAAGGCAAGGCCCCACGGTGCGCTACCACGCCCGTGGGGCCTTTGGCATGGGATAATCGGATCATGGGTATCCTCGATCGCCTCCTCGGGCGCAAGGCAATGGCCGATCCATCCGCGCCGCTTCCGCTCCCGCTCGGACAATCGCGGGATATCTACCTCACCGGATACGGCTCGGGCCAGCTCGTATCGATGCTCCGCCGGGTCCTCCCTGGATCGCACCGGGACTGGTCCAACGTTGCGGGAGACCTCGGCCTCAACAGCGTCATAGCGCCGGCGATGGACTGGTACATCCGCAACTGGCCGCAAGGTACGCCGCGGGTGATGCGGCGCGTCGATTCCCAACAGTCCGAGCCCGTCGAGGACCATCCGATCGTCCAGTTGATCGGGGAACCCGAGCCCGGCATGGTCGGCAACCTCCTCTGGGGATGGGTGATCCAAGACTACAAGCTGTTCGGGAATGCCTACTTGCGGAAGCAGCGCCTCGCCGGACCGGGATCGCAGGTGGTGGCACTCCAGTACCTGCCGCAGGACATGGTCCGACCGGTGGGCGATGGGCGCAATCCCCTGACGCACTTCGTGTACACGACCGATGGGCGGCAGTACGATCTCCCGGTCGAGGACGTGATCCATTTCCGGTATGGGCGCGATCCTTCCGACATCCGCCTGGGCCGCTCGACCGTTCAGGCGGTGCTCCGCGAGATCGCGACCGACAATACCGCCAGCTCCGCGGCCTTCGGCCTCCTCTCGAACGGCGCGATGCCATCGATCATCGTCGGCCCCGATGCCAACGGATCCGCGCAAGTCGACATCAGTCCCGACGACGCCCAGCAAGTGAAGCGGAGCCTCCGCGAGAACCTCACGGGCGACAACGCCGGCGGTATCGTGGTGATGTCTGGCCCGTACAAGCTCGACAAGGTCTCCCTCACGCCCGCGGAGCTGGCGCTCGACTCGGTCCGCCGCGTCCCCGAGGAGCGGATCTGCTCGGCCCTGGGACTGAACCCCATGGTGCTCGGGCTCGGCTCGGGCCTCGACCGCTCGACGTACTCGAACTACGAGCGGGCGCAGCAGGCCGCCTGGGAAGACGGCATGGTTCCGCTGATGCGGGCCGTGGCCGAGACCCTTACCGTATCCCTCCTGCCGGACTTCCCCGAATCGCAGGAAGGCGACTTCGTCGAGTACGACCTCTCCGGCGTCCGCGCCCTGATGGACGACCGCCAGAGCGAGGCGGAGCGGGCGGAGCGGCTTTACAAGGCCGGCGTGGCGGATCTGGCGGAAGCCAAGCGCATCGCGGGCCTCGAGGCGGCGCCCGAGGACGAAGGCGTCATGCATCCCGACGCGGCCCAGGCCATGCCGGCCGCGGCGCCGATTCGATCGGCCCAGATCGATACGACCAAGTCGCACCCAACCGCGGCGATGCAGGAGGCCGCGAGGCGGGCGCTCCGGTGGAAGGAAGAGGGCAAGCCCGGCGGGACCCGCGTAGGCCTCGCACGTGCGAACCAGATCGTGAATGGCGACCTGATCAGCGAGGACACCATCCTGCGGATGCACTCATTCTTCAGCCGCCACGGGGTCGACAAGGAGGCCGAGGGATTCGAGGACGGCGAGGATGGCTTCCCGTCTCCCGGCCGCGTGGCCTGGGACCTCTGGGGCGGCGATGCCGGGCAGGTCTGGGCAGCGCGACTCCGCGACAAGATCATGCGCGGCGAGAAGCTCCCGGCCAAGGCCGACGGATGCGACCACGGCTCGGAGGTGCCGTACGAGAGCCACCCTTTCTACGGGTGGTCGACCATACCTCCGGCCGAGCGGTAAAGCGCACCGGCCAGGAAGCCGAGATTTACCGGGCCGCCCAGGCGTTCCGCAATGGCCTCCTCCGCGGCGAGGAGGAATCGGTCGGGCAGATGCGGCGCATCTACCAGTCGGCCACGCGGCAGCTCGAGCGGGAGCTTGTGGCGCTCGAGGAGCGGCTGGCGGAGCGGGAGGCCCAAGGCAAACCGCTTGCGGATGCGGCCCTGGCGATGCGAGATCGTCTAGAATCCCTCATCGATCAGGTGGCGGTGGAACTCCAGCGGGCGACGGGGGACGCGGTGCGCGTGGTCTCTGACGGTCAGCAGATGGCAATGCAATTCGCCGATGCACGGTCGGATCAACTATTGATGGCATCGAGCGGAGATCCGAACCGCGCCGCGGCGATCCTCTCCGGCTTCGACAAGCTGAGCAGCGAGACGATCCAATCGTTCGTCGGCTTCTCGAGCGACGGATCCCCGCTGGCCGAGCTGTTCGATTCGATCGCGCAGGACGTCCCGTCGGCCCTCCGGTTCACCTTGTCCAACGGCATCGCGCAAGGCCGGAACCCGCGGGCGGTGGCCCGTGAGATGTCGGCCCTCGCGACCCTACCCCGCCGGCGGGCGGAGACCATCGCCAGGACCGAGATGCTCCGCGCCAGCCGCGAAGCCCAGCGCCTCCAGTATGAGAGCAACCCGGCGGTGAACGGCTACCGCCGCGTGGCGACGCAGGATTCCCGCGTATGCCTTGCCTGCCTGGCGCTATCGGGGACGCTGCACAAGACCGCGGAGATCATGCCGAGCCATCCCAATTGCCGATGCGTCATGGTCCCGGTGACGCCGAGTCTTGCGGAGATCACCGGCGACCCGTCGATCCCCGACCTGCGGCCGGGCGCTATAACGTCTGATAATATACTCACTGGTCTCAACGAGAAGGAGATCGTGGGGATTATGGGGCCGAAGCGGTACGAACTGTTCAAAAACGGAACACCATTGGTTGACATGGTCGAGGTCCGGATGGACCCGCGGTGGGGACCGACGACCCGCGTGAAACCGATCAAGGATATCGGCCAAGGACCGAAGCCTGGGCCTTCTCCGGAACCGCCGATGCCAACCTCAGAACCAGTAGCTCCCGATGTTCCGCGAACACCTAAACCAAGGAGACAATCTGTTCCGAAGCAGGAAATCGATAATCGAGATCCTGAGCAGGTGATTGCCGCACTGAGAAAAATCGCCGGCCTAAAACCCGGTGATATATATGATCCTGCCGTTATTCAATCCGAACTGGAAGAACTCTACAAGGAACGATTTTCAAGAAAAGACGCGGTTGATGCGTCTAATGATCCGAAGCTTGCGGAAGAATTCGATAAATGGGAATCCGAGGTGTACAAGCCTCGATCAAAGCATCTATTGGATCAGGCCGCTGCTAGAAGGAATATAACCAAAAAACATATTCAAAAGATGCGAGATTTGTTGAAGTCAAAAAATCCCATTCAATACGAAAAGGTGGATTACGACGCCGTTGAGTTGGATGGAACGACACAAGTTAGAGTCCAGGAAAACCAACGTAAACTTTACGACAGGGCAATAAAAGAGTCCTTTGAATTCTTTGACAATAGGACTTTTGATAATCAGGCAGGACTGCAAAGTGGAATCGACCTCCGAAAGTTCAGATTAGTGATCGATGAAAGCGAGGATCATCGTTTGGGGTATTGCCAATGGACAGGCAAAGGTCTTGTCGCAATGAACTCGCGAATGGTCGATGAAAGGATTGAAAATCAAGACTTTGGACAAAAATCTGCGATAAGAATATTCGCACATGAAGCTACTCACTGGGTTCATTGCAGGTCGGCGAACATCACGGAGGCGACTAACAAATTTTGGGATGAGCGGACTGCAAATGATACATGGCAACCTTCCCCATATGGTGGCGAATACAAGAAAGATAAATGGTCCGATCCTTATTCTGGCCAAAGGTATAAATGGTTTGAAGAACAAGGTTTGAATGGATTGGAAATTCCAACAAGAGGTGTTGAGTATATGCTTTCGGATCCTCTTGCATTCGCTGAACGGGATCGCGAGTACTTTGATTACGTTTTACGCCATGTACTAGGATCCAACTAATGAAGATGATCGCAAGTCGAGCTGGATTATCTATGGTGATCGAGTCGGCTGATCTGAGCAAACGGCCGAAAATCATTGGGCCGCTCTGGGAATCGTTCAGTCCATTCTCTGTTGATGAATGGCTGGTGATCATGGGGGTAGAGCCCATGAACCTATGGCCGGAAATCGACTTCGCACTGGCGATAAGCAAGGACCCTCTGTTCCAGACCGAGTGGATCGAGCCTATCTTTGGTGCTCCACCGCCTGGCGTGACTTACTAATGTGGAATAACCGAGGTATGGATATGGACTCCGTAATCGGTGGCGCGGTCAAGAGCGACCGCCTCGGGCACGTCAAGGGCTACCTTGTCCGGTTTGGCGATCCTTCCCAGGCGGACCTCGAGGGCGAGTACTTCACCGCCAGGACCGACTTCGGATTCCCGATCAAAGCCGGCCAGCGCATCCCGCTGAACGTCTATTACCACCACGGGATGGATTCCAAGGTCGGCCGTAAGTCGATCGGCACGGGATACATCAAGGCCGACGATACGGGCCTCTGGTACGAGGCGCAGCTCGACATGGCCGACGAGTACGCCGCGATGGTCGCCAAGCTCTGCAAGGAAGGCAAGATGGGCTACAGCTCCGGCGCCGCTGGCCATCTCGTCGAGCGGAAGTCGGTCGGCAACGCGGCCGAGATCACCCGGTGGCCGATCGCGGAGGCGTCGATCACGCCCACGCCGGCGGAGTGGCGCAACAGCGTGAAGTCGATCGAGGACTGGTACGGGGAAATGGAGATGCCGGAGATGGGCGAGGGCGAGATGGAGCCGATGCCGGAACCGCCCGCGGAGGGAATGGACCCGGCGACGTTCGCCGACGAAGCGTTCTCCCAGGAGTTGCGCTTCGAGGTCCTGCACGAAGCCATCGAGGCCTATTACGAGGCCCTCTGCGCTGGAATCGAGGGCGTGGCAATGATGCCCGCCGGCGAGCGGTCCGCCTTCGTGGTGGCCCTCCTGGACACCTTCGCGAGCCGTCTGGGCGACATGGTCGGCCAGATGCAGCTCGATACCAAGAGCCTCCAGCGTGTCTCGCCTGATACGCTCCGAGGCGTCGAGCGTCGACTGCGGGATGCAGTCGGCCTGAGCCGGTCCGATGCCAAACGGCTGGCACCGGAGGTTTGGGATCTCCTGCGGGACGCAGGCCAGACCAAGGGGACGGACTTCACGCCGGAGGTTCCTCCGGCCACGTCGACCTCGATGCGGGAGGATATGCTGGCCCGCATCAACTACCTCTTGGAGATCGTGTGATGAACATCGAACAACTCGGCGAGAAGCGCCAGACGCTCCTCGCCACCGCCCGCGAAATGGCGTCCAATCCTGATGGCGATCTGGCCCAGGTTAAGTCCATCATGGCCGAGGCCGAGCAGATCGCACAGCGCATCGAGGCCATCAAGTCCCTCGGCGAGATGCAGCCCGTGGTCGCGAAGCCGGCCCAGATCGACGAGCCCTGGAAGTCCGGCGGCGTGGTGAAGAACCCGTTCACCGGCACCCGTGAAGAGGCCAACTTCAAGGCCTACGCCTTCGGCCAGTGGGCCCGTTCCGTGATGGGCAATCGCAAGGCCGCGGAATGGTGCAAGTCCAACCTCAAGGCGCAGAGCGAGGGCACCACGACCGCGGGTGGTTTCACGGTCCCCGAT